GTCGGTCATGACCAGATCGTAGAGGTAGACCCCCGGCACGAGCGCAGCCTGAAGCGTGGCCGGCGGCACGTTGAAATAGAGGATGCGCTGCGCGGCGTCGGCAACCACGATCTCGGCCGCGTCCGAAGTGAATTCAAGCTGCTCGGGCGACTGCTCGTAGTTACCCTTCAGCCCCATGCGGAACGTCTTGTTGTTGAAGTCCCACGTACTGCCATCATCAAGAATGAACTGCACCGCATCCGAGAACGTCGTGTTCTTGGCAACAGTGATATTGCAGTGTGCGCTGGATGGCGGTGCGAAGTTCTGCGGCATCACATGAACCTCGTCGGGTAGGCCGTGCTCACCCCGCCACGCTGCGAGCGGCTGCTCCAACCACGCGGATAGGTCCAGTTCTGCGCACCGATGAGATTGGCACGCTCGGCCGCGACCTTCGCGATCTGGATGCCGGTACGAAACCGCTTGAGATGGTAGGCCGACATCTGAGTGTTGGAGTAGGACTTCTGCTGCTGCCCCATCATCTTGCCGAGTATCCCGTCGAGCACGTGGACACTGTACACGCGCAATGTCCAATCCGGCGCAATCGGCAGGGCTTCGCGCGTGATCGGCAGCGAAACCGTCTTCACCACGCGCGCGGTCCAGTTCGCCGTGGCGTCACTCTGCGGAGCGTTAACAAACGTGACAGTGCCAAAAACGCGCATGAAGGCGTCTGTCTTGGGCGTGCCCCTGTCGTCCCACGCACCGATGAGGCGGATGATCTGGCCGTCCTGCGCCGGGGCCAGCGTGTATTCGGTCACACCAGCTACTGGCAAAAAACTGATGTCTTCGGTCCAGCAATTGCTGTCCGAGAAAAACTCCTTCAGCACGTCGTACAGCTCGGCCTTGATACCGCTCTCGGACGCACCAGTGAGCTTGATCTGGGCGTTCGCCAGCAGCTGCTGAACTTCACGCGGGTCGAGCGCCATGCCGTACCTCCATCATCAGCCTTCGCCACCGGCTTGCCCGGGCTGGGTGCGCCCCTTGTTTTTCGGCGTCGGGGTGCCGCCTTCCAGCGGAATAACCGGTCGCCGCCCCACCAGCATGTTCTCGAAATTTGCCAAGAAGATCGTGGAACGCTGATCCTGAATGTCTTCCTGATCGCGCATCAGCGCATGCCCGGCGATACCGTACTCGAACGCCAGCCGAAACTGCGCCTCGACTGGAAGGATCGCCCCGCTGATCTGCTCGTATTGCGGCACCTCGATGCCGTAGCGCACCAAGAACACGTCAGGGCGCAGGCGTCTTCCCTCGTTCAATGCAATGTTCAAACCTGCAATCAACGACGTGTCGGAGTAGCGATAGGGCCTCACCTTATCGAGCAGGAGCGTACGCACGCCCCTGATCATGCTGTCGACCGTCATCAGGTTCGGCGGGGGCATGGGCCACCTCAATGAGCATCACCGTCGCGGCGGTTACCGCGACGGTAACATCTCGGTTGGAAACCTGCAGCCCTTAGCCTGCCGGCGCGACCTGCGCCTGCACCAGCGCCTTTCCGTCGACCACTTGATAGCCGTAGACCTGCAGCCCGCGCAGGATCTGCGCAAACGTCAGCTCGGACCGCAAAGTCTCGACCTTGCTGATCTGGCTGGCGAACGTCAGTCCATGAGCATGACCGGCGAAGATCGGCCACTCGCCCGCAGCAAAATTCGTGCTGTCGGTCGAGTTGTTCGGCAGCAGGTTCGAGATGTAGATCGTGAACCGGTCCACCATGCCGAGGCGCCCGTTGCGCAGCATCGAAACGCTGTCGCCCGAGAGATACGCCTGCCGCAGTTCCGACTGCTTGATCATGCGTCCGGCCCATGCCGGCATCACCACCCAGCGCCCGACTTCCGGGATGTTCTGCTCGTCCATCGCCTGTCCCATGCGGAGCAAGATGTCGATCAGCTCGATCTGGCCTGAGCCGGCATTGCGACCGACAACGGACAGGGGCGTGCCCTTGATGCCGAGGTTGAGCGAGGCTGTGATCACGCCAGCCGCCGTGCCTTGGTTGGCCGCCGCCATCTGGTTGACGATGCCGCCCAGCACGTCCTGATCGACCACGATCTTGAGCTGTTGCGCCGCGTCGTCGGACCACATCGAGAGGATGTTCAGGTCCGACTGGATCTCCATGACATCGTCGAGGGCAAGCGAGAAATACTTGCCGTTGCCAATGTACAGTTCGATGGAGCTACCGGTCGGGCGGTCGAGGCCAAGCAGGCCGTCAGCGCGGTAGTCGCGGATCACAACAGTGGGTTTGGTGCGGATCTTGACCCGGTCGCCTTGGTTCTTGATCTCGCCCTCGTAGTCGGTGTTGCTGATCGCCGCGAGCACGGTGCTCGCATAGAACTTCTCCACCAGCTTGCCGGACCAGATTTCAGGAATGAACCCGGTTGCCTGCAGATTGTTGCTGGATGAGCCAGTCGGGTAGATAGGCGGGGTCGTGCCGGCGGTTGCGCCGGGGAATGCCGTGCTGGGAATAGCCATCGAAATCCGTCCCTATCGATGCGGGACGGTCATGCCTTGCTGGCTAAAGGCCGCCCCCGGTTAATTTCGGACGCGCCCTTCGCGTTGAGCAGCAAAAAGCTCCTGCTCATCGCGCTGTCTGTCAGCCTCTCTCCCGATGTAGGCCGCACGGCCCTCGTTCGAGTAGAAACGACTGACTTGGGCACGAGTGAAAACAGGCTTGTCGGCAGCGCTGACATAGCCGTTGCCAGCCGCTGGCTTCGCCTTGCCGGGGGACGCAAGAGTGCTCAGCTCGACCGCAGCTTGGCGAGGCGGTGGCTCTCCCACCGGCTGCGGCTGCGGGGCCGGCATCTGGCCCGTGGCTTGTTCCTCTGCGAGGAACGCTCTGAAAAACGCCGCTACCCGAGGAGCATCTGCCGCTTTGACAGCTTCGTTGATCAGGTTCCTTCTAACCTGCCCAGAGTAAATATCTGGTAAACTCACCCATCGCTTGAAACGCTGATCGACATTGATCTCCCGCCACGTCGGCAGCTTGGCGTCGAGGTCGGCCTCCATGCGCTGCTGGGAGGTCTGCTGCACCCGCTGGGACGTCTGGCGCACCTGCTGGCTGACCTGCTGGAGGTCGGGCTCGACCGCACCGCGCGCGGCGCGCGTGACGAAATCCACCAGTTCCGGCCCGTAGGTCTCGACATCCTGCGGCGTGACCGTGCGCGGCGGCCCCTGCGGACGCTGCGGACGCTGCGGCTGCTGCCCTCTCCGCGCCAACTGTAGTGCCTGCTGAGTACGCTGCAGCTCGTCGCCCAGTTGCGACATCTCCTCCTGCATTTGGCCCAGTGTCGTCTGCGATTGATCGAACCGGCCCTTCATCGCAAGATAGCGATGCTCCCATGAGCCATGCTCGCCAGTGTCCGGGACAGGAGGTCTGCGTTGCGGGTCTACCGTACTCGCTACTTCTCCAGCGGGTTGTTTCTCGGGCTGGCCCTCGGGCTGGCCGGGTGGCTGCTGTTCGCGCTGGTCTTCGGAGTGATCTACGGGCTGCTGGTCAGCACCAACCTGTTCTGACGACGGTTGCTCGGTCGGATACGCCGCCTTGTGCATGGCATCGGCGGCTTCGGCAGCGGCCTTCACGGCGGGGGGAACAGTCACATTAGGATCGACAGGCGGCGTCACGTCAGCCATGGACCTCTCCCTTGTCGGCACAGGGTTTTCACGCTGTGGCGCGCGGTTCTAGGTGCTCGGTGAACAGCAACAGGAATTTGCGGGCCTGCTGGGCGCGCCCCTGTGCCTGTAAAATTTCGGTCGACGGCGCCTCGGTTACCGCGACGGTAACGTCGAAGACGTACTGTTCCAGCACGCGCAGAAACTGCTCGTAGAGCTGCGGATCGGCGTTTTTCAAACGGCCAGCGAGTTCGCTGATTTTCTTGGTGTCGGCCGGCATGTCACTCCAGATCAGAGGTCCCGAACGGCGCCGAGAGGCCGGGCAGGGACATGGTCGGAGACGCCTTGGCGTAGTCGTTGATGCCGCCGCCTTTTCCGAGTTGCTTGATCTGCCGGCGGTCCGGCATCGCGGCCATCTGCGAGCCCTTGCCCTCGCGCTTATCGATGGCACCGCCCTTGCGCAGCGGGGTCAGCTTGTTCTTGAAAACCATCAGGTCACCCGAACGGATTGCCGGTGGGGGGCGGCTTCGCCTTGCCATACGCCCGTCCCGGATTGGCCATGGGCTTGATACGCGGGGCCGGCGGCGCAATCGGTGGCGCCGGTGGTCCCATCGACGGCATTGCCATGCCTGCACCAAGGCTCGGTGGAGGGGTACGCGGAGGGGCGCGCGGGGCGCGCGCCGGCGGTTTGACAGTGGGTTTTCTGGCCATGGCGCCCTACCGGGCGCTGGTAATGCCGCTGCGTGCGGGCAGCGAGCCCGAGAAGCCGAACATCTTGCCGGAACCGCCCTTGGCGAACTCAGCGCCCTTGCCGGTCTTGCCCGGGTCGCCGGTCTGACCGGACTTCATCGGCTCAGCCTGTTGCTGGCCAAACATCGCGGTGTTGCCGCCCTTCGCGAACTCGACGTTGTGCTCGCGCTCGTTCTTGATCTTGGCCATAGAGAACGTCTCCTGCAGGAGAGAAGTTGCTCTCTGGCTATAACCCCGAGATCCCTAACAACCCGTTAATCGCGCGGGGTCCCATCGGACAATCGTGTGACCGCCACGTTGGCCCATATCGCAGTGGTGCGGTGGTTGCGGAGAATGAACGCCTTGTCCGGCCCTTCCGGGATCAGATCATCCAATGCGGTGCCGTACACCTTCGCAGCTTCCCGCAGGCGGTTCATCAGCTCTACCTGCTCATCGGTGGGCTTCAGGTATCCATAGGTCGTGCTATGCATTGGAGATCTCCCGGGCCTTCTTCATCAGCAGGTTCATGAAGGTGTAGCGCATCCCCATCCACTCGACCGGGGCATCCTTGCAATTGAGCACTGGACGCTTCATCAGGTCGAGCCCGCAACCCTTGGCAAAGATAGCCATCTGCATGACATCGTGCGCCGTGAAGATCCTGATCGGTGACCCCCATGCCGTCTGGCCCATCGTGTCGACCGGCGTGCTCCAATAGTCGAACGAGGTGAACAGATAGCCGTCAAGCCGCAGTATCCGCGCCGACTCGGTGAAATACTTGCGCCAGTCGACCCCGTGCTCGATGGTGGACAGGCAGGCGATGAAGGCAAATCGCCCATTGTCGTAACGCATGCGCTCGATGTCGCAGTATTCGTAGCAGACCCCCTCCACAACCTCGGGGTCTTCCTTCTCGTCAATGTTGCACCCGGTCAGATCGGTGAAGCCCAACTTCTTCAAGCTCGGCAGGAACGCGCTCGGATAAGGCTCAACGCGACATGCCCCTGCATCCAGCACCGGGTCGTTCAGCTCTATCAGGCGTTCCGCATGGTGGATCGCCAGAAAACTGTCCCAGTTTTTCCACCGGTCAGGATGCAGGGGCAGTCCCCTCGC